AATACCCACGCTGATGTGCTTGTGCCAATGAGACCTATGCTCATGTTGGCTACGTCAATGGTTAAATCTTCAGCCAACCCAGCAATGGTGCTAGAGTTCCTGCCAATGATTGTGTTTACGCTAGAGCCTACAGTGACGTACACCTTCATGCCAACAGTAGGCGTAGGTAACGTCAGTGTTACACCAGCAGCACTTATGAAGTGATGAGTGTTAGCCGTAGCATTTGCGCTTGTGCCTACAGTAGCCGTTGGAGTTCCTGTGGCTATGGTAGGCGTTAATGCAGCCGTACCTACTGCGCCATCTGCTATCAGAGCAGCGGTCACAGAGTCATCTGAAAGACCCGTTGTTTTTACTTTAGTAAGAGGCATTATTTAATCCTCACGTAGTTTTGTTGGCCCAGAAGACCATAACCCGAAGACACAGAATTAACGCCAATTTGGGGTGCGTATTTGTAGACAGCATTATTTGATGAGCCAGCTGTCCAGAAGTCAGTACCAACACTTACAATCCCTTTAGTATTATAGTCTTGAGCGTTGACATTAAAACTTACATTTTGATAAACGCCTGAAGTATTATATTGATAAGCCCATGCCTGAGTAGCGCCGACAGCAGAGTTAGTGCCGACTACCCAAAGATACGTCCCGTCAAAGGTAACTCCTCTTGCTTGGGTTTCTTGTGCGGTCACGCTAAAATTAACTCCTGTGTCAGTACCTGAAGTAGTCCATTTACTAACATTCTCATTAGTGCCTACAACCCACAGATGTGTCCCGTCATAGGTTATTCCACTAGGGTCAGTTGTTCTAGTCGCTATATTAAATTCAATGCTTTGATATACAAATGAAGCATTGTATTTATAAACCTTATTATTCCCAGTAGTAACAACCCAAAAATAAGTACCATCCCATGTGATGCCCGTGGGCGAACTGCCAATAGACAAAGCGTATTCTGTACCTGTATAAACACCTGCGGAAGTGTATTTAAAAACTTTATTAGCTGACCAATCAAGAACAAAAAAGTGTGAACCATCCCAAGTAATGTCCTGAAAAGAAGTCGTTTCACCAATAGTGCTAAAACTTGTTCCAGAGTATCCTAAAGATGATGTAGCATCAGGATACGTAGCTACGTCTGTCTCAGTTACACCACCCTTAAGATACACACGACCATCCGCTAAAGTAATCAGATTCTCTGCTGAGTTCATATTTATTGTTTCATTTATTACTGAGGCACTACCGCCTCCACCTAAACTTATAGCCATCTTATAACTCCTTCCAGCCAATCGTTGCGTCAACGTACACAAGCGTTGCACCAGCGTCTGCCGCCAGTGAACCATCGTCTGCTGTTGAATTAATGTTTGAGCCATTACGCCCCACGGTTACTACACCTGCGCCAGCATTCTTGATGAACACCACGTTGCCCGCTGAAGGGCTTGCAGGCAGGGTGATTGTCACTGCGCTGCTTGAGTTAACAATTAGCTGGTCACGGGTAGCTGCTGTGTACGCTGTAGTCTTAATTAAGAAGTTATTGAAAGCACCACCAGCACCCGCTGCTAACTTGGCAGAAGTAACAGAGCCGTCAGCCAGTAGGCTATTGCTTACTTGTGTGACTGACATGCTATTCTCCTATAACTGGGCGAGTTGTGGGGAAGTCTGAAGTTGACGGCCAGTTGCGTAGGGCTATTCTGTAGAGCAGGATGTTGTCACGGTTTGGCCAGTCTGGAGTCTGTGAAGCTGTGTCTGTGGATGACAGTTCGCCATTGCGCCATCCGCGAGCAGTTTCTTCTGCTGTTGGTTCTGCGGGTGTAGGAGTAAGGTCTGCCCAAAGTTCGTAATGTTCAAAGTTAGCTTCAACAAACTCAGTGTCAGCAATGATGGTATTTGTAATGTTGCCATCAGCATCTTTAATATTATATTTCATTTAATTCTCCTTTACGGTATGTACTGGATGACAACGATACCTTCACCGCCACGGCCTGAAATTGCGCGGTTAACCTGATTATTAAAACGATTACCGCCCCCACCCCCACCAATAGAAGCGTGGCCAGCTACAGAGTAGTAATCAGCCTCAGGCGCTACATTCCAACAAGTACCACCACCCGCTAAAGGTTGTGCATCAACGCTGCTTCCATCGTTAACATATACATTCCTGTTTTCAACATGAAATCCATTACCACCCTTGCCTCCTGCAATTTGACCTAAAGACGATGACCATAAATCTCCAATTACATCGCAATCTCCACCCATCCAAAGATTGCCCAGTTGGTAGCCACTATTACCAGTGCCTGTTAAACCTACTGCGCCCCCGCCCTTTGCATAAGCACTTCCACCACCAGTGTTATTTACATCACCGTTAGAGGCTGTGCCACCTGTCGGATTGCTACCACTAGTGACTCCAGCGGCTCCTCCATTAGCTGTTAAAGTAGAAGACAAACCCGTGCCAGCTACAGTAGTATTGCCTCCAGCATTACCAGTAGTAGCTCCAGCCCCTCCATTAAAAACAGAAGCGCCGCCAGCACCAACAACAACAGTAAAAGAACCGCTAGTAGTAACAGCTAAAGAGTTTTTCTTGCAATAACCACCTGCTCCTCCTCCTGTAACATAGGTATAAATATGAGCAGACCCACTGCCCCCTGCGCCAATAACGTGAATGCAGATATTGCCATCCTGCGGAGGAACCCATGTCTGGGACTTGCTTAAAAAGATTGTGGGGAATGACGCAGAGCCACCAGCCCCACCTATGAAATCTGTAAAATTACTCATGACATTACCCACCCTTGCGTAGAGTCTGTGTATATGAATTGAATTGAAAGGTAAGCACTGTCCAGAGTCATGTCAGTACCGCTGCTCATTATGTTTGAGCCGTTGCGGCCAATGACTGTATTGACAAAGTTACCCACAGTCACCAGAACTCGCTGGCCTATCGTTGGGCTTGCAGGGAGCGTTATGGTCTGTCCTGCTGCGCTAACGTAGACGTGAGTGTTTACTGTTGCTGTTAATGACGTAGCTGTCACGACTGAGGTTATGCCAACTGCTATAGCTTCTGAAGCAATCTTGTCTGCTGTGATTGCATCGTTAACAATCTTGGCCGTAGTAACCGTACCGTTATCTGGAGTACCAATAGACACCACAACAGCGTTAGCAGCCATAACTTCAACAGCCACACCAGTAGCAGGCGCTGTGCTGAATGTCAGCGTTAACCCAGATATGGAATAGTTAGACTTCGACTGATACACACCATCCAAATAGACAGCAGTGTTATTCTCTGTAGTCTGCGCTGACAATGCAAAAGCAACAGTAGAGTTGTCGCCTGTAAACTGGTTTAGCTTGAACTCTGTAGACGCTTGCACAGGAGCGATAGTAGCAGCAGTAATCTCAATGGCAGCACCGTTAGCAGGGGCCTCTGAGAATGTAAGGCCATTATCTACAATAGAGTAAGCTGTTTTGTTCTGATAAACACCGTCAATATAGACTAGCGTGTTGTCTTCAGTTGGCGAGCTGGACAATGTGTAAACAGTCGTAGAGCCGTTGCCTGTAAAGCTGTTTAGCTTGAGGTCAGCAGCACCACCACCAATCTCTCCCCATTCGGTAGAGTAGCCTTCGAAAGCGCCAGTTGTGGTGTTGTATCTGAACTGACCAGCGGCGGCAGTTGGTCGCTGTGCAGTTGTACCAACGGGGGTTTGTAACGCCGTTGGCACGACTAGCGTGGCAATACTCAATGCAGACACTGTGTCGCCATCACTCACATCGCCTGTGCCGTTTCCGTCTGCACCAGCCGCACCAGTGGCACCTTGAATGCCCTGCGATCCAGCCGCACCTGTCGCACCAGCGGGGCCAACATTGCCCTGCGCTCCTTGAGGGCCAGTCGAACCGTCAGAGCCATCGGCACCAGCCGATCCTGTCGGGCCTGTTGAACCTTGGGGGCCAGTTGGGCCAGTTGAACCTTGAGGGCCAGTTGATCCGTTTGAGCCGTCTGCGCCAGCCGCACCTGTTTGACCTGTTGTTCCGGTTGGCCCTTGAGGGCCAGTAGCGCCAGTTGATCCGGTCGGGCCTGCGGGGGCCGTAACCCACGCAGAGCCGTTGTAGAATCTTAGAAGCGCAAGAGAAGAATCGAAATAGAGACTACCCGTGACAATATTTGTTGTGGGCGCGGTACTTAAAATCCCGTGCCAGGTAGTATTTAAAGTGGATAGACTTGTCGCTGCTGCTGTCGCTGAAGTCGCTGCGGCCTGCGCCTGTGCAAGCGCGTCACCCTCTGCCGCATTTTGCAGCGTAGCCGCAGAGATACTATCGTAAAAACCTGACATAAATTAGTACCCGCTTGAAACGTAGTTTGCCGCGCCAGCCGTTTCAGCGGTGCGGGTGTGTGTCATTACCCTTGAGAACGCAGTTTGGTATCCCATTTCCCAGCGTGTGTCATCGGTGTTTAAAAATCGTGCAGCTTCAGACAGTGCGCCGTAAAGATATAATTCTGGGACTGTTTTCAAAAGGTCATTGGTTGGAGCAACATCAGTGAGAGGCTCAACCTCGTAATAATATGTGACCTGCAACTTATCAGTGGCAGACATCGTTGGCGTTGGGAAAAACACAAATTCATTGGCTTCCCGTGCAAAACTTGTAGGTATTCCGCTCTGCGCTGTTTGGCTTTTCAGCAGTGTCAGCGTAATTCTATCGAGAGGTTTTCCGTTGTAAAAAACGTCCTTCATCTCAAGAAAGTCATTTGGGATTGTCGCGTACCCGGTTGTGTCAGGGATGACATATGCCGTCTTTTCAATAGACGGAATCCTAACTTCATGCGCTATTCTATTTTCGACTAGCTGAATAAAATCAGGTATCTCATTAACTAAATCTGTTCGATTTAGCCAATTGGCAATTGAGGCTTTGAGGCCGCTGTATGTTTCTAAACTCATAATCTACCGCCGCCTGTTCGCAAGTATGCGAACTCAGGTGAGTTCAACTTTTTCTTCATGCGTTTTAGATCGTCTTTATTTGGAGCCATAACATTGATGCCTTCTTGCATCCACTGAATGGCAATGACATTGGGGATAGATGCAACACGCTGCATCTCGCCCATCCTTCGACCTTCTGCCTGCTCTCTTGCTTTTTTGTTAGCCTCAAGAACACCACTCACGTCTTGAGAGTGTGAGATATGCAGTTTGTCATCGGATTTATCGTGAATAATATTGGCTTTAACTTCGCTCAATTTTAAACCTCTAAATAAGAAAAAGGATGGCCCCGCAGGGCCACCCAGTTTTTGTCACTATCAAGCAGTTAGGGCGCTGATTACACCTGACGCTTTGTCGTTTTCACAAACCAAAGTCTGCTCAGTCAACATTTGCTTTTTCTCGCTGTCGCCATTTCGGGCGAGGTTGATAGTCTGCATAGGACGCAGAACTGCGCGTGACCAATACTCTGTATCGAGTACCAAACAAGTCGAATTTTGGAGGAATCTGTTAGCTACAATTGAACACTCTCCGAACGGCGACACGTATACGTCCACGGCATTGACTAGCTTAGTGCCAGTGCTGAAGTCACGCTCACGACCTGAAGAGGCTGCGAAGTTGGCAACAGTTACAGAGTGAGATGGAGTCACCTGAATCTGGTTAGGATCGCCACCAGCTTCGTACACTGACTGCAAAGTAGACAGCAGAAGTGCTTCAGTAAAAGTACGGTTAGAACCTGCGGTGTTAGTTGTTGCGGCATTAATCTGATTCTGAGCCGAAGTCAACTGACGTGCTGTGGTTG